GGACCTGGAAGAGAAGACGGAGTTTTAATGAAAAAGAGAGAATGGAAAGAGCCGAAAGTGAAAGGCTGGAGAGTGAAATTTCAAATGGTTATAAAAGCAAAAAACAAAACGGAAGTAAAAAAAATTACCAAAGAATATTTTAAAAAAATGCCATCTTTTTGTAAATCTGAAACTTTATCAAATGGTTGTTTTTATATTGACACTTACATGCAGCCAAGAAAAAAGAAAGAGTTTAAAATACCGGCAGAAATAATAGAGAATGAAGACGGTTCAGCGGACGTGATATTTTTATGAGAAACATCATATTCGGACCTCCTGGCACTGGCAAGACAACGCACCTGTTGCGCATTGTGGAACAGGAATTAAAAAATAAAGTATCCCCTAACCGTATAGGGTACTTCGCCTTCACGACGAAAGCGTCCGAGGAGGCGCTCAAACGAGCCACGGACGATTTTAATCATGATGCAAAAGACTTCACCTATTTCAGGACACTGCACAGTTTCGCCTACAAGGAATTGTATTTAAGAGAAGAGGACGTGATGAATGATGACGACTACGCGTTCCTCTCCAACAAACTGCAAATCAAGTTAAGCAATCCCAATAAAAAAATTAAATCGTATGGCGCCGGCCTGCCTGATGACATTTTCACGCGCATCATTGACCTCGCGAAAATCAACGGCATTTCAGCGCGCGCGCAGTTCGACAATCCCGATACCGGCCATCTGCCGGGCGGATGGCCGAAGCTGGACTACATTGAGCGCGCCATGCAGGAATACAAGTTCGGCGGCGAGTTTCCAAGACGCAAATACGACTACACCGACATGATCATAGAGTTCAATAAAAAAGACATCGACGCCCTGCCTCAGTTCGACGTGGTGATCATCGACGAGGCGCAGGACTTGAGCTGGCTTCAATGGCAGATGGTCAAGCGCATCTCCGAAAGGACGAAGAGGCTTTACATCGCCGGTGACGACGACCAGGCCATCTTCAAATGGGCCGGGGCGCGGCCGGAATTCCTGATCAACATGAAGGGAACGAGAAAAATTCTCAGTGAATCCTACCGTCTTCCATTCTTGATTCACAGGAAGGCGAACGACCTGATCCGGCGCGTCAAGACGCGCGTGGACAAGGAATGGTCGGCGAGGGACGCGCAGGGTGAGATCAACTACTACCCGAACGAACAACTGAACAAGCTGGCGCAGGGCGAATGGCTGATCCTGGCCCGCAACAAGTACAACCTCGACCTGTTGGAAGAGGGATTGAGGCTGGAGGGATATTACTATCAGCGCAACGGCTCAACGTCCGTGGACGCCAAGTCCATTCGTGCTATTAAAGCATGGGAAAAAATTAGAAAAGGCGGGGAGCTGGACTTAAAGGAAGTGAAGGATTTTTACTACTATCTGCTCGTGGACAGATCCGTCAACCGCGGACACAAGACGATGCAGAAGGCGGACAGGGAGAAGATGTATGACTACGGAGCACTGACCAAGGAACACGGATTGAACGTGCCAAGGGAACTGACGTGGTTTGAAGCGTTCGACAGCATGCCCCGTCTCAAGTCAACTTACATTAGAGCCGTGCTTCGTCGCGGTCAGAAAATTACTCATAACCCACGAATTAAACTGTCAACGATACACGGAGCAAAAGGCGGCGAGGCGGACAATGTCATGCTGTTGACGGACTTGTCCAAGAAGACGGATGAAGCATATTGGTTGAACAAGGACGAGGAACGAAGAGTGTTTTACGTCGGCATGACGCGGGCGAAACAAAGCTTGAATGTCATTCGATCAAAGTCGAACAGGGAATTTACGGAGGTTTTTTAGTGCCCATGTATGAATTTAATCTGTGGAACAGTCAGACCTTGAAGGAAAAGATTGTAAAGGAATTTCAAAATGATGATGAAGCCTGTGACTTCATTCAAAAAGAATGGAAGGACAGGGGCTTGTTCACCTGGTCAAGAATCACCGGACATGATTTCAACAACAGACCGCCGGTGAAAATAGAGCTGAGCGACGAGGACAGGAAATTAAAGAAGAAACTCAGAGACTCCATAACCTTTGACACGATTGACGAATGGGGGAAGAATGAAATGAGTTCGAAAATCAAGGACGATTACGCCTGTCATCCCGACGCCACGGGATACACGGACAAGAAATGAAGAGTAACGACTTATTAAAAGAGACGATCAAGGTCATAACGGGCCCCAGGGCGAAAGATTATGGTGACAAACATGATAATCATGTTAACATATCAGAGTTATGGAGTAGTTATCTTGATCACAGGATTTCACCCCATGACGTGGCAATATGCATGGCCCTCGTTAAAATAGCAAGGTTAAAGCATAGGAGGACAAAGGATTGCTATATTGATATCGCGGGCTATGCGGCCATCGCGGCGGAGATTGAAAGCAAGAAGTCCAAGAAAGACGTGAGCTTCCTCACGGAAGGAGAAAGAAGAGGCAAGATGACAAAGGAATATGTTGACGGCTTGAACAAGGTCATGAACGAACTGGACAAGGAGAAAAATGTTTAAGCATAATTCGATCTACATGAAAAAATACATCTGGCCGGAGGACAAGCTTCTCTCCCCTTCACGCATTCTTGATAGGACAAGCGACAAGTCATTCCTGGAAAAATGGCGTAAGAGGATCGGAGACGAGGAGGCGGATCGAATCGTCGCCCACTCCATCGCCGTCGGCAAGAGCATGCACTCCTATTTGGAGGGAAAGATAAAGAATGAAAGAGGGGACATACTGTATGACTTCAACCCCAACAAGAAGCTGGCGACGAAGCTCGCCAAACTGATCATTACAAAAGGATTGAAGGACAAGTTGCAGGAAGTATGGGGCGTGGAGTCCCGCGTGCATTTTGGAAATTACTACAGGGGCATCGCCGACCTGGTCGGCGTCTATGAGGACGAGCCGTGCATCATTGACTTCAAGCAGAAGAGAAAAACACAATTAAAGAGCTATGACTCCATCAAGAATTATTTCACGCAGATGGCCGCTTACGGAATGGCGCACAATAAAATGTGCAAGACGAAGATCAAGAAAGGCGTCGTGCTGATCGCGACGCACGATCACAAGTTTCAAAGATTCGTTGTGGAAGGCGACGCATGGCGCATGCATTGCCGGGACTTTTTAACGCGCCTCAGAACCTGCATGAAGGAGGACTAATGACACAAGTGCCGTTATTTCAACCTCCAAGCGAATGGCTTCCGCCGGAAAGGCTTCCCGAACTGAGGGAGGCGAAGGAGATAGCCATTGACTTGGAGACGAACGACCCCGGATTAAGGAAGACGGGCCCCGGATGGGCGACAGGCAACGGCTACATCGCCGGCGTCGCCATCGCGGTCGAAGGATGGAAGGGGTATTTTCCCCTGCGTCACGAGGGCGGTGGAAACTTCGATGAAAAATTCTTCAAGAAGTCGCTGAAAGCCATACTGAAGCTTCCGTGCGACAAGATATTTCACAACGCCATGTACGACGTGGGCTGGCTCCGGCAGTGGGGACTGGAAGTCAACGGACGCATCATCGACACGATGATCGCCGCCCCCCTGATTGATGAGAACCGGTTCCGCTATTCACTGAACGAGCTTGGAAAGGACTATCTTAAGGAATCAAAATCCGAAGGACTGCTCTACGAGGCCGCCAAGGAATGGGGCGTTGACGCGAAGGCGGAGATGTGGAAGCTCCCGCCCATGTACGTCGGCCCTTACGCCGAACAGGACGCCGATCTGACGCTGCGACTGTGGCAGTACTTCAAGCCGGAGTTGATCAAACAGGAGCTCAGCAGCATTTTTGACCTCGAGACGCGGCTTCTTCCCTGTCTCATCGACATGAAATGGGAAGGGGTGAGCGTTGATCTGGAGAAGGCGGACTCGATTAAAAAGAATCTGATCATACGTGAAAAGAAAATATTAAAACAGATCAAGGAAGACACGGGCATAGACGTCGACATCTGGGCGGCGATGAGCGTCGCCAAGGCGTTCGACAAGCTCAACATCAGATACGACCGCACGTTGAAGTCCGGACAGCCGAAGTTCGACAAGAACTTCCTGACCACGCACAGGCATCCCCTGGCGAGGATGATCGTGACGGCGAGGGAGATCAACAAGGCGAGGACCACCTTCATTGACACAATACTTACACATTCCGTGAACGACAGGATTCACGCCGAAATCCATCAGATGCGGGGCGACGGGGGAGGCACGGTGACCGGACGGTTCTCGTACAGTAATCCGAATCTCCAGCAGGTCCCTTCACGGCACAAGGAACTCG